TCCACTTCACCGGGCTGCCCCAGCCGTGGGTGGCGGGCTTCAAGTTCGATGGCGAACTCTACATCGGCAGCGGGGTCGCGTGGCAGTCGGAGGAGCCCAACGCGAAGGCGGGCTACCTCGAGTTCACGGGGCAGGGGCTCACGGCTCTCAAGGACGCGATGGCCGACAAGGAGAAGGGGATGGCCGCCATGGGCGCCCGCCTTCTCGAGGAGCAGCAGCCGGGAGGCGCTGCCGAAGCTGCCGAGACCGTCAAGCTCCGCCAGTCGGGCGAGGGCTCGGCGCTCTCGCGCGTCGCAGACGCGACCAGCTACGGCCTGTCGCGGGTGATGCGCTACCTGGCGACCTTCATGGGTGCGGAGTCCAGCGAGAACGAGATCACGCTGAACACGGACTTCGGCGTCGAGGGCATGACCTCGGACATGCTGAACGCGCTTATGGGGCAGGTGGTCTCCGGCCTGATGAGCTGGGACACCTATGTCTACAACGTGCGCCGAGGCGAGCTGTACCCCGACGACTTCGACCAGGACGCGGAAGCCTCGGCCATCCAGCAAGGGCCTCCCGGACAGGACCTCGGTTCCATGATGGGCCGCCAGCCCGAGGAAGCCTCGCCGCCGGACGAGGACGATCCGGTCGAGGACGACGAAGAGGACGAGTCCTCGGATGGCGAATGATCTGAACGCCGCCGAGCTGTTCGCTCTGGAAATGACGGACAGCTTCATCGACTTGAACCGGATCACAGCGACGACCCGGCGACGAGTCGTGTCCATGCTCCGAGTCCTCGAGGCTGACCTCGTGCGCGAGCTTCGCCGTGTGGACCTCGGGAGCATCGTCAGCACGCCTCGCAGGCTGCGCCGCCTCGAGGCGTTGCTCCGCGATGTGCGCGCCACCCTGGCGACCCGCTACAGCGGAGCCGAGCGCCGACTTCTGGCCGGTCTTCGTGAGGCAGCGCCCTTCGCGAACGATGCAGCGATCCAGGTGGTGAACGGCGTCTTCCGCGTGAACGTGATCCGCCCGATCTTCACCCGGGAGGATCTGCGGACCCTGACCGACCGCGACATCATCCTCGGCGCCCCGCTCGAGGATTGGTGGTCCGAACAGCGGGAAGCGACTCGGCGCCGCTTCGCTCGCGAGATGAGGATGGGCGTGTTGCGCGGCGAGACGAACGACGAGCTGGTGAAGCGCCTGCGCGGCGGATCCACGGGCAAGACCATCAGCATCGAGCTTCCGAACGGGAAGTCTCGCCGCATCCGCGAGTACGCGGGTGGCTTCATGGACATCAGCCGCCGCCAAGCAGATGGCCTCGTCCGCACGGCGACTCAGTCGATCTCGAACAGCGTCATCGAGAAGACCTACGAGCAGAACGCGGACATCATCAAGGGAGTCGAGGCCCTGACCACCCTCGACGCCCGCACCTCGAAGATCTGCATGGCGCGCACGGGCGCCGCCTGGGATCTGACGACGGGCGAGCCCCTGCCCCGGTCCACCCGTCAAGAGACTTACCCCGGACCTCCGCCCTGGCATCCCAACTGCCGGACCACCCTCAGCCCGATCACCTTCTCGTGGGACGAGTTGATCGAGATGCACACGGGCACGAAGCTGGGGCAGAAGCTCAACAGCGTCCCCGACTCCCAGCGGGCCTCGATGGACGGCCTGATCAACACCGGGAAGGTCAAGACCTTCGATGACTGGTTGAGAATCAAAGGCGACACCTTCGCCCGCGAGAAGCTCGGCCCCGGCTTGTTCGATCTCTGGAAGTCGGGCAAGATCACCACGAGCCAGCTCATCGACGCTGGCGGCAACCCGCTCACCCTGCGAGAGCTTCGCAGGCGTTGAGCCCAACCCGAGGACGACGAGAATCATGCTGCGCTACAGCTACGACACGAAGGACGAGATCCCGGAGCCGTTCCGAGAGCTCTACACCGAGAGGGACGGGAAGTGGGTGCTCGAGGTCGAGGGCGCCCCGAAGGGCGAATCCGGCGGTGGTGGCGCCGACCCGGCCAAGCTCGACGAGTTCCGTTCCGCGAACAACCAGCTCCGGCAGCAGCTCGAGGAGCAGAAGGCCGAGTTCGGTCGCTTCAAGAAGCAGTTCTCGGGCGTCGATCCCGAGGAGTTCGCCCAGTTCCGCCAGAAGCTCGACGAGATGGCGGAGGACGAGGAGCGCAAGCTGATCGCGCAGGGCAACATCGAGGAGGTGGTGAAGCGCCGGACGGCCAAGCTCCTCGAGGAGAAGAACACCGAGATCAAGAACCGGACCGACGCCTACGAGGAGCTGCGCCAGAAGTACGACAAGCTCTCGGGCAGCTACGCTCAGTCGCAGGCGCTCACGCGCATCGACGCCCTGATCAGCGAGCAGGGCCTCCAGGTCCGCAAGGGCGCCAAGGAAGACCTGGCGCACCGGATCACCCAGGACTGGTCGGTCAGCGAGGACGGCACGCTCGAGCCCAAGCGCAAGGACCTGATCGGGGAGACCGGCTCCGCCATGGACCCGACCGAGTACGTGACGAAGGAGCTGCTCGGGAAGCGCGGCTTCTTCTTCGAGCCCGCGTCGGGCGGTGGGTCGAAGGGGAACGACGGCGGCGACGGACCCCCGTCGGGCGGCGTCATCTCCCGAGACCCGCTCTCGATCGGCAAGAACCTCAAGGACCTCGCCGCTGGCCGGAAGACCGTTTCGCGGGACTGATCCTCGCCATGCGTAGGTAGACGGCATGGACCGGGATCAGTTCTGGGTGATCGACGGGCACGGGCTGATCTACCGTTCGATCTTCCGTCCCGGCAAGCCCCTGACCTCGCCCGTGACGGGTGAGCCGACTCGAGGAACGCACGCCTTCCTCAAGTCGCTGGCAGCCATGGTCGATAGGCACCGCCCCGCCTATCTGGCCATGGCTGTCGATGCCCCCCGGCACTCGACCTTCCGCCGCAAGCTGTTCGAGCCGTACAAGGCGAAGCGCGACGAAGGCGAGTTCCCCGAGGAAGTCGGCATCCAGTTCACGAGGATCAAGCAGCTCACGACCCTTCTGGGAGTCCCGATGGTCATGGTCGAAGGCTTCGAGGCCGACGACATCATGGCGAGCTTCGCGAAGGTCTGCGCTGGCCCCTCGTGCGAGGTGGTGATCGCCAGCGCCGACAAGGATCTGCACCAGCTCGTCGGCCCCGATGTCCGAGTCTTCGACTTCGGCAAGGAGGAGTGGTACGACGAGCGCATGGTCGAAGCGAAGTGGGGCGTCCCCGCTTGCAAGATCGTCGAGGTGCAGACGCTCATGGGCGACAGCACCGATGGCGTCCCTGGCGTGAAGGGGATGGGGCCGAAGATCGCCACCAAGTTGATCCAGGAGCACGGGAGCGTAGAAGCCCTCGTCGAGAACACGGCTGCGCTCTCCGAGTCGCAGGCGAAGAACCTGGCCTGCGCGGACCTCGAGTTGTGCCGGAAGCTGGTCGAGCTTCGGACCGATACGCCTCTCGCTGTCTCGCCTTCGGACCTCGAGTGGAACGGGTTCGATTGGGCCTCCGCCGAACCCCTGCTACGGAAGCTGGGGTTCAAGTCCTTCCTGTAGGTGACCCCCATGAAGTACCTCGCCGTGCTGGCGAGCGTCGCACTCCTCTCGAGCTGCGACTCCCTCAGCCAGTTCCGACCGGCCCCGGCCTACGTGGCCGCCGACCGCGCCACTTTCAACGTGGTGGCGCCGGTCGTGCGAGACCTGGCCGACGACGACCCCTCGAACGACCCGGACCTGACGGGCGTGAACGGCGAGGCGTTGCTCCAGCTCATCGAGAGCTGGGAGCTGCGCCTCACCTCAGCGGAAGGCGAGATGGAGGCGAGCGATGAGTGATCTCGCTGCCGAAGTCCAAGCCCTCGTCGAAGCCGAGAAGGTCGATCTGCTGCACCTGCTCACGAAGCTCGAGAACGACAGCGACGAGATCCGTGCCCAAGCGGCGCGTGCGATCGACCTGTCGGGACAGATCCTCGCGGAGCAGCTCCAGGGCCGGGACACCACGATCGCGGAGAACAGTCTCCGGGCGATCCGGTTGAACCTCGTCAGCGCGGGTGGCAACGCCTTCGCCTCGGCAGTGTTCGGTCAGATCGAGTCCATGATCGTCCGTGTGGCAGCGACCCTTGGCCGGATCATCGTGGCGCTGTGAACCACGAGGTCTGGACCGTGCTGGCTCCTGGCCCTTCGCTGAAAGGGCTGGTGAAGTCGGACATCGAGGCAGAGGGGCCGATCGTCGCCTGCAACACGGCGGCGCTCTCCCCTCTGCCCCGTGACTTCTGGAGCTGCCTCGACCCGCCCCGGAAGTTCGAGCAGGTGTACGGCGGGTTCGAGCCCATGGAGCGTCCGATCCTCGGGCTGGTGTGGTGTCGCCACCGCCAGGTGCCGAAGTGGCGCGACCTCGGCTTCCGTACCTGGTCCTACCCCGAGACGGAGGAGGACTTCCGTGCGGCCTACCTGCCCCGTGCGAAGAAGCTCGTCACCATGACCAACCTCACGATCACGGCCACGATCAGCAGGTGCATCGGACTCGGCGCCCGTCGAGTGATTCTCTACGGAGTAGACATGGGCAAGGTCGGCTACTCCTACGGCGGCGACCCGACCAACCGGCCCGCGTCGGCCTGGCCTGCTCGCTGGAAGGAAGAGTCGAAGATCTTCGATCTCGCCATGCAGGAATGGCGCAGCCTCGGCGTCGAGATCGACCGTCGGTGAGGGCATGAGTCTCGAAGAAGCCGTGGCGAAGTGGGTGCGGGCGCGCTACCAGCTCGTGCGCCCGCACCTCTGCTCGGATCCTGGAGGCCCGGCGATGGCCCTGATCGAGGCCGAGGAGGCGCTGCTCGAGACCTACCTCGGGCGCGCTCCGACCGGCGAGGCCCACAGGCTGCTGGTCGAGGCTGCTTGGAAGGCGGGCGCTACCGTCGCGGAGAGCGATGTGCAGAAGCGCCCCGCCACGCAGAATGATCGCCCCGCGCGGAAGAAGCGCCGGAGGCGTACCATCAGTGAGAATGACCCGCCCGGTGGTGGCGGGCTGTTCTAGGCACTTGACGCCTGCCCCGGACAGGGGCACCATCTCGCCAGAGTCGGCAGCCGGAGGATCCGCCTGCCACCCGCCGCTCGACGGCCCCCAGGGGGCTCCAGACCGGCGCGGCACCTGCTCGGGGAGCAGGGCTCACCTCGCGGAGAGGACGATTCAACAGCTACCCGCTGTGCGTCTTCTGCCAGGCGGGTGAACCCAAGCATCCGAGAGATGGCCAACACTCTGACCAACGTGATCCCCCAGCTCCTCGCGCAGGGCCTCCTGGCCCTCCGAGAGATGGCGATCATGCCGCTGCTCGTCAACCGGCAGTACGAGACGATGGCCGGGCCGCAGGGCTCGAGCATCGACATTCCGCTCCCGTCCGCCGTCGCCGTGCAGGACGTGACTCCCGCCGCGACTCCGCCCAGCACTGCTGACCAGGAGCCCGGCACCGTGGCGATCACGCTCGATCGCTGGAAGGAGGCGCCGTTCTACCTGACCGACAAGGACATGCTCGAGGTCCAGAACGGCACCCTGCCGATGATGGCCTCCGAGGCGATCCGTTCGCTCGCGAACGAGGTGGACCAGTTCATCCTGGGCCTCGGCACCAAGTTCTACGGCGTCCACGGCACGGCGGGCACGACCCCGTTCAGCACCGACATCTCGGACGCGACGCAGATCCGCAAGGTGCTGAACAACCAGCTCTGCCCCCTCGACAACCGCCGCCTGGTGATGAACCCGGACGCGGAGGCCGAGGCGCTCGAGCTGCGCGCCTTCCACGACGCCAGCTTCGGCGTCGGCGGTGAGGCGATCCTCGAGGGCCAGATCACGCGGCGCCTCGGCTTCGACTGGTACATGGACCAGAACGTCCAGACCCACACGGCGGGCGCCGCTGCGGGCTACCAGACGAACCTCGGCACGGCGGCGACGGTCGGCACGAAGACCCTGGCGATCGACACGGGCTCGGGTGCGTTCGCCGTGGGGGACATCATCACCTTCGCGAACCACGCTCAGACCTACGTGGTGACGGCCTCGGTCGGCGGAGCCAGCGCCACCTCCATCTCGATCGAGCCCGGGCTCACCACCGCCGTCGGTGATGGCGTGGCGATCACGGGTCCGGGCGACACCGGGGGCATCGGCACGCACGACCTGAACCTGGCGTTCCACCGGGACGCGATCGGGTTCGTGACGCGCCCGCTCCAGGCGTCGAACCACCCCGCCTCGATCATCGAGTCGGCGGTGGATCCGGTCTCCGGTCTCACGCTGCGCCTCGAGGTGACCCGTGAGCACAAGCGGGATCGCTTCTCCTACGACATCCTGTACGGGGCGAACGTGATCCGCCGCGAGCTGGGCGCGCGCCTGCTCGGCTGATCCCGAGCAAGCCGTGGGTTTGGGAGCCCTGGGGAGGAGGTCCGGTGAACAGCCTCCTCCCCAACTCCCTCCCCTGAACAGACGAAGCACCCGAGACCAACCTGAGCCGAGCCATGACCCTCGAGATCAAGCGCACCCGCCCGGAGCCCCCGCCCCGCAAGGTCCGAAGCTGGAAGACGACCTACGCAGGTCTGATCACTGGTGCCGCGCTGGTCCTCACCGTCGTCGCAGATTCGATGGCGGACGGGAAGTGGGACACGACCGACACGAGCCTCGTCGTCGCAGCCCTCGCCATCGCCCTTCAAGGGCTGGTGTCCCGCGACGACGATGTGACCTCGGAGGGAACCAAGCGGTCCCGCTGACTCGGCCCCGACTTCGTTGCGTCTCCTCGGGTGCAGCGTCCGGCGAGGCGGTGGAACGGTCTGCCGTCTCGCCACTTTCATCCACTGGCAGCCGCGTTGGCTGCCAGTCACACTGACCTGAGGAACGACATGAACCCCGCCGAACAGGCAGCCCTGATCGAAGACCTGCGGAAGCAGCAGCTCGACCTGAACAAGAAGCTCGAGGCGCTCGGCGCCTCCCCGAAGGTGGAGCGCGAGCTGCGGTCCCCCGACGGTGGACCGCCCTCCGAGGCGCACAACATGATGCGCGTGCAGCCCCGAGCGACGATGCGCGTGAAGCGCACCGGAGCCAACGGCGAGGAGGTGACGACCACGATCGCCCGTGAGCACTTCAACCCCGAGATCCACGAGTCGCTCGAGGACCCGGAGGAGAAGCCGAAGCGCAAGCCCCGCCGCCCGAAGGTGGTCCTGAGCGAGCAGACCAAGGACGAGCTTCTCGTCATGACGGTCCCGGCGCTCCAGGAGCTTCCCGAGGTGGAGCACATCGAGCCCGACGAGCTTTCCGACAAGAAGGCGGAGCTGGTCGAGCAGATCATCGCCGTCCGCGAGACCTTCGCCTCGGCGGAATGATCTCGTCTCACATCTGAGCCCCACCCCTGATCAGCCATGACGAAGACGAACGACTGGGAGAACCTGATGCTGGCTCTCCTGTTCACGAACGCCGATACCGGCGACATCGGTGACGCGACGGGCCTGCGAGGCTCGAGCACCGCAGGGTCGCTGTATGTGTCCCTGCACACGAGCGACCCCGGTGAGGCGGGCGACCAGACCACGAACGAGGCGAGCTACACGAGCTACGCTCGGGTGGCTGTCGCCCGGAACGGCAGCTCGTGGACGGTCGCCTCGAACCTGGCGACCAACGCCGCCGCCGTGACCTTCCCCCAGGCGACGGGCGGGTCGGAGACGATCACCCACTTCGGCATCGGCACCGATGCGAGCGGACCGGGCGTGCTGCTCTACAAGGGCGCGCTCACCGCGTCGCTGGCCGTCTCCAGCGGGATCACTCCCGAGTTCGAGGCGGGCGACATCGACGTGACCGAGGACTGATCTCGGCGCGACCCCCGGCCGTCGGCTACCCCCAGCCGACGGCCGGACCCACCTTCGGAAGGTCGGCCCGTGGGTGGGGATTCATTCGCTGACCAGCGAGAGTCGTGGCTGTTCGGAGCTTTGAAGCGCACGTGCTGGACCAGATCGTCCCGACCAGCACGGGAACAGTCGATCTGACGGTTTCGGGGAAGGGGACCCCGAAAGGCTTCATGGTGTTCGCCTCGAGGCTCCGCCTCAAAAACACGAACATCGACGACATTGCTTGTTCGTGGGGAGTCTGTGATCTGACCAACTCCCACTGCGTTGGCTTCTGGGCGCAGGACGGGAGTGCGACGCAGAACACGGGGCAGGTGCTCCAGAATGTTGTCGCCTATGTCCCGGACCCGGACGACAATGGCGCGAGCCCGATCTACGAGCTGTCCTTCGTAACGACCGTGACCGATGGAGTCCGGTTGTCCTTGGACACGGCTCCGCCTGTCCTCTGCTCTTTCCGCATCGTCCTGTTCTACGGGGAGGACTGCGAGGCGTTCGCTTTCAGCGCGGCTGCCCCGGGCTCGAGCGCGCCGACCACCGTGACCACTGGGTTCGAGGTGGACTGTGGGTTCACCGTGAACATGCACGGGACCACGGCAGGGGAGGCGGAGATGAAGATGCAGTTCGGCATCTTCACTCAGACGGATCAAGCTGTCTCCCTCTTCTCGTGTGCAGATGGAGGCGGGACATCGTTCTCGGCTCGGGCGTTCTTCGATGATCGCATCAGCATCGACCACGACTACAGCTCGAGTCCTGGATCGGTAGCGGGCGCCAACATCGTCGAGAACTTCACGAGCACGAGCTTCGACATCGCGGAGTTCAGCCCTGCCGTTGGACCCGGAGACCGCACAGTCGGACTCGCTCTCGCGACGGGCGTGAGCGATGTCCATGTGGAAGTCGGCGCAAGCACGAGCACTTCGGTCACCTCGAAGGCGTACAACGAAGCGAGCTTCGAGCCCGAGTTCGTGTACCTGCCCGTAAGTAATGCCACTTCCGAAGGGGCGCTGCTGAATGTCGGGGGCATGAGCCTCGCGTTCTTCGACGCGAACACTCAAGCGGTCGAGGCATACTCGGCCAGGTCGAGTAGTGGCACGGGTACTTCCGACAACGATGATCGAGCAGCGGGCACAAAGGCGCTGCACCTTCGCAATCATGTTACGGGTGCGACGATCATCTCGGCGGAGATCGACGAGGTAACGGGCAGCGGGTTCGGCCTCGACTTCACTGATGTCGTCAGCCCGGCGCGCTTGTTCGCCTACCTGGTGATCGAGCGCGGCGTCAGCCGGATCCGTGGTCTTACCCTCGCTGGCTCGACGGTCACGGGCACGATCCGCGCCAAGCCCAACCCGATCGAGGGCAGCTCGGCGGGCGCCGCTTCCGTTACGGGCACGCTGTCCGCCACGGGGGCCATCGAAGGAGCCAGCGCAGGCAGCGCCACGGTGGAGGGCACCCTCCAGGGCAACATCGCCTTGGAGGCGTCGAGCGCGGGCGCCGCTTCCGTTACGGGCACGCTCGTCGGCAAGGGGGCGCTCGACGCCTCCAGCGCGGGCAGCTCGACGGTCCAGGGCACGCTCTCGGCCACGGCTGCCATCGAAGGAACCAGCGCGGGCGCCGCTTCCGTGACGGGCACGCTCGCCGCAGCTTCCTCGATCGAAGGAGCCAGCGCGGGCACCAGCACGACCACGGCGACTCTCGTTGCCACGGGAGCCATCGAAGGCTCGAGCGCGGGCACCGCCACTGTGCAGGGCACGCTGTCCGCGACGAGCGCCATCGAGGGCAGCTCGGCGGGCACGGTCGCCGTCGAGGGAACGCTGGTCGGCACGGGCTCCCTGGAAGCCAGCTCCGCAGGCCAGGCGACGGTCCAGGGCACGCTCGCCGCCGCAGGGGGCATCGAGGGCTCCGCTGACGGCGCAGCCACCGTGCAGGGCACGCTCTCGGCCACGGCTCGCATCGAGGGCAGCACGGCGGGCCAAGCGACCGTGACGGGCGCCGTCCAGTTCGACTCGCTCCAGGGCAGCGCAGCGGGCGTCGCGACGGTCACGGGCACGCTCAGCGGAACCGCCAGCATCGAGGGCAAGGTGCAGGCGGGAGCGCGCCCGTCCCCGAGCGCCACCTTGGTCGGCACGGGCGCTCTGGAGGCGACCGCCGCAGGTGCAGCGACCACCTCGGCCACCCTGGTCGGTTCGTCGTCCCTCGATGGCTCGAGCGCAGGCCAGGCCACTGTCGAAGGCACGCTCGAGGCGAAGTCCTCGTTCTCCGGCGAAGCGGCGGGCGTCGCGACGGTCACGGGCACGCTCTCCGCGACGGCAGCGAAGCAGGGCACCAGCGCGGGCACTAGCACGACCACGGCGACCCTCCGTGCGAAGGTCTCGATCTCTGGCAGCACGGCGGGCCAGGCCAGCACGACCGCCACCGGCAAGGCGCTCGGGAAGATCATCGGCTCGATCTCCTCCGTCGCGAGCACGGCGGCGACCATCGCCGCCACGGCGGCCCTGTCGGTCTCGATCGCAGCCAGCGCGAGCGCGACCGCCGACCTCTCGGCCACTGCGCGGATCCAGGGCTCGGTCGCGGGCACCTCGACCGTGACGGCCACGGGCTCGGGAGCGCCCGTGGCCGAGGTCCGGGACATCTTCTCGCTCATGGGATCCCGCGATGTCGAGACGCCCCTGGTCGGGAGCCGCGATGCGCTCACGCCCCTGGTCGGGCAGCGTTGTACGATCGTCAGCCTCCTCGGAAGCCGGAGCCTTTCATGACCACGACCAGCCAGGACTTCACGATGTACGCCGGGACCCGGGTGACTGTGCAGATCACGGTTTCCGACGCCGACGGCAGCGGGAACGACGACCTCAGCAGCAACTACACCGAGCTGGTGTGGGTGCTCGCGCCCTTCGAGAACAACTCGACGAGCGAGTACCGGGATGTGCCCGTGCTGACCAAGAAGTCCACCGTGGCGCAGGCGAGCACCGGAGGAGACGAGATCGACGTGGCCGGAAGCTCGAACGAGCGCGCCGATGTGCAGCTCATCAAGGCCGACACCGAGGACCTCGAGGGCAGCTACTACCACGAACTCGAGGGCTTCGATGCCAACGGGAACGGAGTCGTGCTCGCGACGGGCACGGTCACTATCCGCCGGAATGTGATCCACTCATGAGCCTGATCGACACCACCACGAAGGGCGCCAGCGCCAACAGCTATGTCTCGCTCGATCGAGCGGATGAGATCCTCGGCCAGCGCCTCTATGCGTCGAGCTGGTTCAACGCCAGCGACGAACCGGATGCGTCGGGCTACGAAGTCGATTCGGGAGGAGCCAGCGCGGGCGCAACCTCAGTTCTCGTGTCCGGCGGGACCGGCGTCTTCACCAAGGAGTCGCATGTCCGGTTCGGGACGGGCACGAAGCTGTACAAGGTGACGAGCCCGCTGCGCTCCGACGGACCCCTCAAGATCGAGCCCGCGCTCACTGCGTCCGTGAACGCGGGCGATGCAGTCACCCGAGTCACGGCCTCGGACAAGGAGAAGGCGCTCATCTGGGCGACCCGCTTGCTCGACAACATGATGGTCTGGAAGGGCACGAAGCGCACGAGCGAGCAGGCGCTGCGCTGGCCCCGGTCGGGAGTCGTCGGTCCTGATGGGTTCTTCTACGACTTCGACACGATCCCCGTGCTGCTCGAGGAAGGCACGGCGGAGTTGGCCCTCGTGTTGATCGCCAGCGATGTGTTCAGCCGTCCGTCGATCCTCGGACAGGGCATCGAGCAGGTGAAGCTCGGCCCGATCGACGTGAAGGTCGGCGCGGGCGAGCGCGAGGACGTGATCCCCCAGAACATCCTGTCCCTCCTGTCCCCGCTCGGACGCCTCGAGCCTGAGGCGCAGCACGGGACGAAGGTCATTCCTCTGCGCCGCTCCTGATGGGCTTTCTCGACGAAGCACTCCGCAAGGTCTCGACTTCCGTGGTCGGGCTGTTCACCGACGATCCGGCGCTGTTCACGCGGGAGGTGAAGACCTACAACGCCGCCACGGCCACCGAGACCAGCACGAGCACTTCAGTCCAGGTGAAGACCACGCCGCCGCTCCCGATCACCGTGGACCAGATGCGCGGGAACGGGAACCTCGTGGCGACCGACCTGGTGGTGTACGCTTCCAGCGCCGACTTCGAGGCCGCGAGCTTCGATCCGAAGCCGGACACCGAGGTCAAGGTGTTCGCCAGGATCGCCGGACGGGACCACAGCGTCATGCAGGTTCTCGACTACCGCTCGGGAGACCAGTCGGCCCTGCTCGAGATCATCCTCCGAAGCTGATGGGATTCGCTCAAGATGTGACGACCTTCGCGCAGAAGACCGGGCTGAACACCAGCCTGGTGATGCGGAAGGCAGGGCTCGACGCCTACGCGGGAGTGCTCAAGCGCAGTCCTGTGAGGACCGGGCGCTTCCGTGCGAGCAACCGGATCTCGCTGAATGTGCCTGATCTGTCGGTGGCCCCGGAGACCAGCACGATCGTCGGCAACGCGCCCTTCGCCGGAGGGCCGCAGTTGAACCAGGCCGTGAGCATCCTCGGCCCGGCGGATGGTGGCGACACCATCTTCATCACCAACGCCCTGCCGTACGCGAAGAAGCTCGAGGACGGCGGGAGCGCCCAGACCAACCGCCAGCCCGACGGGATCTACGGCGCGACGATCCAGGAGCTTCGAGCGAGCTTCGCGCAGGTGTTGAGGAGGATCCTCCGATGACCATGCTCGACGAGACCGAGGTGCGAAAGGTGTTCCGCGCCGAGCTGAACGGGGTGTCCGGCATCCCGGCAGCGGCCTTCCGCGCCTGGGAGAACCGGGGCTTCAAACCGCCGGATCCCGACGATGGGCAGCTCTGGATTGAGGAGTTCCTCGAGATCATTTCCGAACGCAAGACCAGCTCCGGCTGCATCGAAGCTGTCGGCACGACGACCTACTCGGTCTGGGTCCCTTCCAGAAGTGGGACTGAGGATGGAGATGCCCTTGCTCGCGGCATCGCAGAAGCCTTCGAGGCCGGGCAGTCGTTGACCAGCAGTGGCGTCACCGCCATCCTGGAGCGCACCGAACGAGCACCGTACCGGGGGTCGGATGACTTCCCGCTGTGGGTCTTCAAGTCCGTGACGACGCGATGGCGCGTCTTCACTTCCGCAACAGCCTGATTCGAGGCACAGAACCATGTCCAGCACCGGAACCACTCTCGCATCGGGTACGCGAGTCTCGCTCGGCTACGCGCGGGAGAAGACCCGAAACACCACCCCCGCCGGTATCGGCACGCCCGTCACGAACATCTCCGCCGGAGCCACGGCCCCGGCGGGTGCGGGCTTCTCGTTCTTCCAGCGGTCCACCGGATCGTTCGTGGACGACGGCTTCATCAAGGGCCAGAAGGTGACGACCTCCGGGTTCAGCACCTCCGCGAACAACGGCACCTGGATCGTCCACGGAGTCACGGCCACCGTGATCTCGGTCCGTGACCCGAACGATGTGATCCAGGACGAGACCGCCGACTCGGCGCAGCAGGTGGTGATCAACCTCCGCACGCTTCGCGCCACGGGCCGGAACGTGAACCTCGAGAAGAACATCCTCGAGTCGCAGGAGGTGGACCCCGACGGCCAGGAGACCGACGCCCGCCACGGCTTCAACCGTGTGGTCGGTTCGCCCGGTTTCCAGCTCTCGCGTGCGGACTACGATGACTTCATCGAGTTCGCGATGGGGCGGGAGTGGGACGACGACATCGCCCTGAGCGGTTCGCCGGACCTGGGAGTCAGCTCGGCGCAGGACTTCACCCGCGACGCGGGCTCGTTCATCACCGATGGCTTCCGTCCGGGCGACATCATCCGCACGGCGAGCTTCTCGAACACCGAGAACAACGCGGACTGGCGAGTCACCGCCGTCGCGGCGACGGCGCTGACCGTGGTGAAGACCACCGACGGCACCAGCAAGCCCACGGCGGAATCCGAAGCCGGTGGCAAGTCGCTGACCTTCCCCGGCAAGCGCATCGACATCGGCACCGACCTCTGCACGATCGTCCTCCAGCGGGCGTTCGCGGATGTGTCGCAGTACCAGGTGTTCAACGGCGTCGCGGTGGACGAGTGGCAGCTCAACGTGGAGCCGGAGTCCATCATCGGCGGGACCTTCAACCTGCTCGGCATGAGCGCGGCGGCCCTGGCCTCCAGCTCGATCTCGGGCAGCGCCGTCCTGGACTCGAGCGGCAACAGCCCGTTCGCCGCCTTCGACGGTGAGATCTACGAGGGCGGCTCCCGGATCGCCGTGGCGACCTCGCTGGACTACACCCTCAGCCGCAGCCGGAGCCTGAACCCGGTGATCGGCTCGCGCTTCTCGCCGGATGTGTTCGAGGGCACCGCTCGAGCGACGGGCACTCTCACCGCCTACTTCGAGACGGCTGCGCTGCTGAACAAGTTCATCAACGAGACGGAGTCGAGCCTGTGGTTCCGCTTCGACGATCCGAACGACAGCACGCAGTTCATGAACATCGTGTTCCCCCGCGTGAAGTACAACGGGGGCTCGATGGATCCGCCGCAGGAAGGCCCGGTGCCCCTGGAGATGCCCTTCCGGGCGCTCAAGGCGAGCAACCTGGCCGTGAACGGCGGCACGACTCGCAACAGCCTCATGACCGTCCAGGTGTCCAACAGCAAGGACATCTGAGCGAGGCTGTTGCTGCACCCGAGGAACGCAACGACCCCTACCATCCCATGGACCTGTCCAAGTTCGACACCAGCACCGCGTCCGAGTCCGGGCGCTTCCTCCACCTCGAGTTCGACGGCGAGAAGCTGTACGAGGACCGCGAGCCCTGCGGTCTCCGCGTGCTCGGCCCGACCAGCTCGACCTACAAGCGGATCGAGAAGCAGCTCGAGAAGGCGCGCATGGAGCGCATCCGCATCCAGCGCGGCGGGAAGGTCAAGGGCCTGTCCGGCGACAACGACGAGCTGTACGCCTCGCTGGTGACCGAGTACGTGAACCTGACCCTCGAGGGCCAGCCGCTCTCGAACCCGACGCCCTCGGACGTGCAGGCGTTGTTCGACCGCTTCCCCTTCATCCGGGATCAGGTGATCGCCTTCGTGGACGACGACGCCAACTGGCTGGGGGAGTCCTCGACGAGCTGACCGCGTTCGCCAGGGGGTTCTTCACGCTGGAGGCGCCCGTGCAGGGCGCCTCCAAGTCGAAGGCGAGCGCCGGAGCGCACCTGCGCCAGCTCGCGAAGACGAAGGGCGTGGACCCCGAGAAGCTCGTCGAGGAGCGCATGGAGGGCAGCGGGGCTGAGATCGGCTTCGACTGCCCTCCTGAGCTGGAGTGGCACTTCCACGCCTTCCTGGGCCTGTCCCGGAAGCGGTCAGGCGGTGGGTTCGGGGCGAATCCGCTCGCCTGGAGCGAGGTGGAGTCCTGGGCGAGACTCTGTAGGATCGAGCTGCTCCCGTGGGAGGTCGATGTGCTGATGGCGCTCGACGAGGTGTGGCTCGAGGTACAGCATGGTCGATCTGGCGCAACTGGAAATCCGCATCGAGAGTCGGCAGGTGGAAAGCGCCAGCCGACGCTTGAATGAGTTTGAGCGTCGAGCAACGGGAGCCGAGCGAAGCACTCGAGGGTTCGAGCGGGGCCTCTCCCGAGTGGACCGACGCGCGGAGCGAACCTCGCGCTCGCTCCGCACGCTGAGTCGCGGGCTCAGAGGAGTCCTTGCCTCCCTAACGGCGGGGCTGGGCATCCAGCAGATCGTGTCCACGATCTCGAACGTGGAGCAGGGCCTCGTGGCTATCGCGAAGACCACGAACGCGACCGACGCCGAGCTGGCCCAGTTGGACTCGAGGTTCCGCCAGCTCGCGTCGAGCACGGCGACGCCTCTGACCCGACTGCTCGAGCTGGGCTCGGCAGCCGGACAGCTCGGCGTCCGAGGCACGGACAACATCGCCAAGTTCGCCTCGACCATCGCGAAGCTCGAGACGGCGACGACGGACGTGCAGGGAGCCGAGGCTGCCCTGTCCCTGGCGCGACTCCTCAACATCGCCGGGGAGGGCGTGGACACGGTGGATCGCCTGGCGAGCGTGATCGTCCGCCTCGGCAACAACTTCGCCGCCACTGAGGGGGAGATCGTGAACGCGGCGACCTTCATCGGTCAGGCGACGGCGGCGTTCGGGGTCGCCTCGTCGGACGTGGCCGCGCTGTCGGCGGCGATCGCCGCCACGGGCCAGCGAGCCGAGACGGCTGCTACCTCGATCGGTCGGAGCTTCATCGAGATCGACCGGGCTGTGAAGTCCGGCGGGGACAGCCTCGCCCGCTTCGCTGCGATCTCGGGCACGAGCGTCGAGGAGTTCGCCACGCTGTTCGAGCAGGACAGCGTCGGCGCCTTCCAACAGTTCCTCGAGGGCCTCGGGGAGTTGGTGGAGAACGGAGCGAACGTGGCTGATGTCCTCGAGTCCGTCGGGCTGCGGGGAGTCGAGAGCGTTCGAGCGATCGGTACTCTGGCGACCCGCGCTGAGGTGCTGCGCCAGACGCTCGCGGAAGCTCGCGACGAGGTGCAGCGGAATACGGCCCTCCAAGAGGAGTACGAGCGCAGCACGACCACTCTGCAAGCCGCCTTCGGACGACTCACAAACTCGGTCACCCTCCTGTTCGTGGCGCTTGGCGACTCCGGGCTCGGGCGAGCCATCGCTCAAGTGCTAGATCTGTTCGCTGGGGCGATCCGCACGCTTGCGGGCGTTGCTACTGACTCCGACAGGGCGTCAGTAGCCGTGAAAGCTCTAGTGGTCGCCTTGGTTTCCCTGGCGACCATCGGAGCTGTACTAGCTACGCAAGGAATCGCACTCGCCATCGCGGCTATCGGTCCTGCCGTGCTCGTGGCCCTGGCCCCGTTCGCCAAGTTGATCTTGGCAGTGACCCTGCTCACTACCCTGTTCGTTTCGATCAAGGACCAGGTGATCGAGTTCCGGGGCGTGACCGTCTCCGTGGTCGAGGTGGTGCAGGCCGCCTGGCTCACGGCTATCGAGCGCATCGCAGCGGCCTGGCGCCTGTTCACTGGAGTTCTGGGCTTCGTGCTGACCGCGACGCGGGCGTTCGTGACCGAGGCGTTCAACGCCTTCAACCAGGGGCTCGTGCAGCCGGTTCGAGTCGCCTTCTCGCTGCTCGGGATCACTTGGGGCGGTGTGTTGGACACGCTCCTCGAAGCTGCTCGGTCGGTCGTGAACACCGTGGTCGGCATCTTCGTCGGAGGTTTCAACTTCATCGTCGCCCGCGTGGAGCGCCTGGTGGATGTGCTGGAAGCTGTCGCGGACTTCGATCCGTCCTCGCCCCTCGAGAGCGCCGGGGCTATCGCCTCCCGCTTGGGTGAAGTGCTCGATCCGGTCAGCGCCGTGCAGGACGCCTCGAAAGCGTTCTCCGAAGCGTTCGAGCGGGACTTCGTGGGTGAAGCCCTCGGCGCTGTGGAATCATTCGGAGATAGGTTCCGCAACTTCCTCCAGATCGCCTTGGGGTCGAGCGCGGTCGCGGACTTCGACTTGTTGTTCGACTTCGATCGCCTGCTCGCGGACTTCGATGCGAAGCTGGCCGAGTTCGCGGCCGCCCGAGGTGGTGGGGGCGCCCTCCCCGGCGGAGCGGCTGGAGCCATCGCTGGCGCTCAGATCGCTGGAGGCGCCTCGGGAGGCGGGGCAGGTGGTGTATCGGTCCCCGTGGTGCCCGAGATCGACGAAGGCGCTCTGAACGATGTGCTGGCTCGCCTCGACGAGCTTCGGAGACTGTCCGGCGACCTGGAGACCGCTGGCGAGGGAGTCGCGGGACCGATCGCCCTAGCGAACAGCGTCATCGAGCAGAACCTCGCCCTGCTCCAGAACGAGCTGGACCTCCTGAACCTGGTGGGAGCCGAGCGCCGGGCGGCGCTGACCTTCCTGCAAGCCGAGCAGGATCTCCTCCAGCGCGGATCCGAGCTGACCGACGAACAGCTCGCCCAGGCTCTCGAACAGCTCGAGCTTCGCCGCGAGGAGATCGAGCTGCTGGAGCAGCGCATCGCGCTCACCGAGCAGTTCGGGCGCATCGGGGAGGACTCGGGCCGCGTCCTCGGCAACGCCCTCGAGGACGCCGTGTTGCGCGGCGAGGAGTTCGATGCCGTGATCGACCGCCTCGGACAACGCCTGTCCGAGATCGGCTTCGATGCCTTCGTCACCCAGCCCCTATCCGAGGCGGTGGGGCAACTGGGAGCGAACCTCGGCACCTTCCTCGGACAGAACGACGCCGAGGCCCTCGGCGCGGCCTCCGAGGCTGCTCAGGCCGCCCAGGCTTCGGGCGCCCTCAGCACCGGGGCTTCGGCAGCGGCCTCGGCGCTCACGACCGCCGGGGCCACGACGGGCAGCACCCTGACCACTGCGGGCTCCACGGCGGGCGCGTCGCTGGCTGCTGGAGGCACGCAGGCGGCATCTGCGATCATCGCAGCCGCCTCCCAGGCCGCCGCGACTCTGGCCGCGTCGAACAGCGGGGCCAGCGCCCTCGGGGGCGTCGTCGTTGGGGCTGGTGGCGCTGGGGGCGCCGGGACCGCTGCTCGAGGGGCGATCTTCGCCGCCGGGCGGATCCAGTCGTTCCGGCGAGGAGGCTTCCCGAGCATCGACCGAGGGGTCTCCGCCGGGCTGGCCTCGGGCATCATCTCGAACCCGACCATGGTGCCCCAGGCGCTACTCGGGGAGGGCGCGCGGAAGGAAGGCGTGTTCCCGCTCGACCGGACGAACCGGGGCGAGCTGGCGATCATGGCGAACATCGCCGGGCGCCGGACCATGCTCCCCGTCGGGCGCTTGGCCGACGGCAACCTCGGAGTGCAGGCGCGCGAGGAGGATGTGCGGGGCTTCCGCACAGGCGGTATCTTCGGCTCGGGTAGCAGCCTGCCCTTCGGCGGGCCCCCGCCCCCGGCGCGAGGCGAGCCCGACCCGATCGCCGCGAGTCGTCAGGGAGGCTCGACCTCGGTGACGAATGTGTTCAACATCCGCACGCCCGACGCCGACAGCTTCCGGCGCTCGCAGCGTCAGATCGACCGTGACCAAGCCCGTAGCGGGCGCCGCTTCACCTCGAAGGGATGAGCTTCCACGACACACGACTGCCCGAGCGATTCTCGAAGGGTTCGCTGTTCGGCACCGGCTTCAAGACCAAGTTGGTCCAGCTTCGTGCCGGTGTCGGGCGAGCGACTCAGTTCTGGCCGAACGGACGCCGCCGCTTCCAGCTCGAGCGGGGCGTCGATTCGCTGGACAGCCTGATCGAGCTGTACGAGTTCTACCTGGCTCGCCAGGGAGCGGCGAACACCTTTCGAGTGAAGGACTGGCTCGATCATGCGACCAACAGCACGGGGGTCACCTTCCGCGACTCGGATCCCGAAGTCAGCGAGACCGACGAGCTGCTGGTGCAGATCACGAGCACGACCTACCAGATGGTGAAGCGGTACACCTCGGGGCCGACGACCCAGGTCCGCAACCTCACGCATCTGGTCGCGGGCACGGTCAAGATCAGCGAGGACGACTCCGAGATCCTGTCGGGCTTCGGAGTCGATCTGCTGACGGGCGTCGTGACCTTCAACAGCGCCCCCTCGGGCGTGATCAAAGGCGGGTGCGAGTACGATGTCCACTGCCGGTTCGGTGAGGACGCGGACGAGTTCTTCGCAGCGGCCATCGACGCGATCGACACGGGCAACCTGCCCACGATCACGGTCGAGGAGGAGCTGGGGACGGCGGCCTACAACCACCAGATCGACTATGGCGGAGCCAAGGACCTCGGAGCCGTGAACTCGAACGTGACCCTCTCCGAAGCAGACCCGAGGCTGATCACCCTGGCGCCGGGCACGGCCAGCCTCGAGATCACGCTGCCCAACGCCGGTCTGATCCCGCAAGGAGGCCCGTGGTTCGTGCTCGTGAACGAGGGCACGGAGACCATGACCATCAAGTCGTCCACGGGAGTCACGGTCACCTCGAGCTTCGACCCGGGAGATGTGGCCGAGTTGTGGCTGGGTGAGTTCAGCGGATCGCTGACCTGGTACGTGCTGTGAGCCTTCGGAAGGAGGATCTCTACGGCGGGTCGATCGACTACGCCTCGCAGACGGCGGACATCACCGTGCTGCCCTTCACGCAGCGTCTCGTGATCATCGAGGCAGATGGCGACCTGGATGTGACGCTGCCGGATGCGCGACTTCTGACCCTCGGGTTCGCTCTGTGGACCATCGTGAACGTGGGAAGCGGCGGGTTCACGGTCACGGTCAAGGACGCCGACGGGACTTCACTCCAGGATGTCGAGGACGGCGAGACGGTCAAGATGGGCCTGCTCGCGAACAGCACGGCAGCGGGCGAGTGGGTGACGAGTCTTCGGGTGTTCGACTCCGGCGGAGATGATGTCCCGGACTACGCAGCCGTGGGCGGCTCGCAGGGTAGCGCGCTCGATGATGAGCTGCTGATCCTGTTCAATCATGCCACCTCGAGTTCATTCGACTCGGCCACTCTGAGCCCCTCGGGAAGCGACGCCTTCCGAGGTGGTGGTGCCGTGCTGTTGGGGGACAAGTGGCATCGCCCCTGCGACGACAACACGCCGGTCGGTCCTCCGATCGGAGCCCGGCAGCATTGGGAGTACGAGGTGGACACCTTCGTCGAGCAGTCCACCTTCACAGCGACTCAGCCCAACGCCCTGGAGCTTTCCGGGTGCGGAGTCGCCTTCGGCAAGATCCTGTATGTCCACATCGGGGACCGGGACTGCTGGGAGTGGGATGTGACGGACACCTGGACGCAGATCGGTGACTTCCTCGACAGCGGGCCGTTCAACCCCGGGCTGACTGGCGGCACGATCACGGAGACGGACACCGACGGAACGGTCTTCTGCTTCGAGCTGGTGAACAATCAGCTCTGGTTCCCCGCCGACAACTTGAACCGCCAGTACGTGCGAGGCACGGAGACGGGCGCTGACGCCCCCGACATTCCGGTCACCCAGCACCGAGCTGGCGAGGCGTTCAACGCCGACGACAACCGGCACCACATCCTCGGCGGGACCGACAACGGCAGCAACGCCTCGGACCCGGTCAACTGCGGGACGACACACTACAGCTACGACATGAGCTTGGGCACGCTCGGCACGTGGCTGACCGAGCTGTCGCACCCGAAGAACGGTGAGATCTGCGCGCCGGGAGCGACGAATCACTCCGCCGTGACGGGCCGGGTGACTCTGATGGGAGCGATGCCCGCCGAGCCTTTCGCCTCTTCGGTGGACAACGCCTCGAACGACGATGTCTGGTACTTCGATCAAGTCGCAGATGTCTTCACCTTCGAGGGCACCATGACCTACGATCGGAAGCTCTGCTACCAAGGCGCCGCGAACGTGAAGATCCCCTGATGAAGCTCCTGCAACTCCTCGAAGCTCACCGCAACAGCCACACGGACTTCCAGGTCGAGCACTTCATCGTCGAGCGAGCGGGTTCGACGCACCTGTGGGGCATGTACCGGCAGGCGCTCCGCGAGCTGACCGGTCGCGTGAAGGGCTTCGTGTACCGCATCGACCAGCTCCGCGAGCTGGAGGACTCGAGCAGCGCCCAGGGGAACCTGGCCCTCTTCCAGTGGCGCGACAAGCTGCGCGAGTTCGCGGCCTTCTACAACGCGGCGCTGGGCCTGCACGAGCACTTCCAGTCCATGAGCGAGGAGGAGTTCCGCGCGAGCGAGCACGACTTCTGGCAGCACCGCTTCCGGGTGATGGCCGCCATCGACCTGCGGACCACGGGCAGGATCTCGAGGACCCTGTGGGAGATCTTGCCCACGCTGCCGGACAGCATCCGAGCCGACCTGCTCGCCAGCTTCAAGGAGCCGACGAAGTTGCTGGACTGGCACGACCAGCTCTGCATCGAAGGAACGCCCCGAGCGCCCGAGCCCAGCGAGCGCCTCGAGGTCGAGGACGTGCTCAAGTACATCGAGGAGGTAGCCCCCTATGTCGCTCTCGTTGAGCAAGAGGATCGAGTCGAAGACGAACACGGCCAAGCTGATGCGCCCGGCGACCTGCTGGAGGATCAGGGCCACGCGCCTCGACTTGCCGGTCCCCCGCGAAGAAGTGAATGCGGACTTTCGATTCACTGACCATCCGCACGAGCTGATCCTCCCCGACGGGCTGACCTACCAGCCTCTTCGCCTCGACCCCTCAGCTCGAGGTCGGCGCGCGGGCTTCGAGCCCGGCGACGTGGAGGTGATCGCGGTCATCGACGACGACCGCATGACGGATCAGCTCTTGCGCTCGGGCGCGCTGCTGGACGCCGAGGTGACCGAGTACACGGTGGATTGGCTCATGCCGTACCTCCCGCCCGTCGAGACCATCCAGTACCACATCCGCGAGCTGGAGTACGACGGCGACCGGTGGCTCGCCAAGTGCGGAACGATCTGCACGGTCCTCGAGGAGCAGGTGGGCGACTACTACGGGCCTCTCTGCCCCGTGGAGCTGTTCTCGACCGGGCTCGGCCAATGCAACGCGGACCCGACGGACCACACAGCCAGCTTCGTGGTGCGAGCTGTTATCGAGCCGTTCTCTCACTTCTCGATCTCCGGTGGGACGATCACGGGCTCGTGGGAGCTGCCCGTGGTGTTCGCAGGGGGCGACAAGCGCAGGATGCGCGACGGGAAGATCGTCTGGACGAGCGGAGACAATGTCGGCCACGTGAGCTACATCAAAGATGCTCCCGAAGACGACGAGGCGATCCTTCACCTGCCCACCCCGAACCCGATGCAGGTGGGAGATGTCGCGACGATCCAGACCGGCTGCAACAAGCTGATCGGCACGGGTCAGTCGGGGAATGATCCCGAGAAGGGGGATTGCAGGAACTTCTACTTGAACGACCTGAACTTCCAAGGCGACCCGTACATGCCCACGCGAGATGAGACGACACGAGGAATCCAGCTCACCTGAGATCGAGCACCCCGTCCGTGCGAAGATCATCGAGTTCGCGCGGAAAGAGGCGCAGAACAAGACGAGGTGGGCGCACCTGGCCCGCAAGCCCGGAGCGGCGCTCGACTGCGGCGGGCTCGTCGTCTGCGCTCACAGGCACGCGGGCTGCGAGGTCGAGGACGAGGCGCTGTACCAGCGCCGGGCCTGGCCTCAGCGGATGCGCGAGGTGCTCGAGCGCAACCTGTACGAGCTTCCCAGCCTCGAGGAAGCGAAGCCTGGATCGGTCCTCTGGTTCTGGATCCACCGCTCCAACCGACCCCAGCACCTCGGGCTGTTGACGGAGCGTGGTACGATGATCCACGCTTGGTCGGACTACGGCCAGGTGTGCGAGAACCACCTCGGCCCCTACTGGCTCACGCGACTTCATTCCGTCTGGGACTATGGCGACGACGATCTTCGGAGCGGTCGGCACAGCGATCGGTGGCCCGGTAGGGGGAGCGATCGGTTCCCTTCTGGGAGCCCTCGTTGATCAAGCCCTGTTCGCGCCCGATGTCCCGAAGCCCGATGGGCCGGGATCCCTCGAGTCGGGCCGTGGTGAAGGCGCCCCCGTGTCCTGGGGCGTCGGCTCCGAAGTGATCCTCGAGGGCACCTGGCGCTACGCCAGCCCGATCACTCAAGTCGAAGTCGAGGAGGGCGGCAAGGGCGGAGATAGCAAGTCGCCCGTGGTCAGCTACCGCTACAAGGCGGATGTCGCCATCGCGCTGATGAAAGGCGAGACCGAGTCCCTCGGGCAGCTCTGGCTCGGCGGAGATCTCTGGTACGACTCGACTTCGGACGTGCAGACCACTTTCAGCTCGGGCGAGCTGACCATCCAGCAGACTCCGATCTTCGGGCAGGTCGGAGACACGGTGCCCCGGTACTACATCGTCGAGCTGGTCGCAGACGAGGATGCGGACGACCTCGACCTGCTCGTCACCGGCTACGAGGCGACGCTCGATGTGCCCGGCGGGGGCTCGCGCTACCCGATCACAGGTGTCGTGACTTGGACCTACCGCAACTCGACCGGCGAGACCTTCTGCCGGATCAAGTTGGACACCACCGACGACCCGGGCTTCAACGAGTCGAGCCCCGAGACCATCGGGTTCTCGTCCACCGTGACTCAAGCCCTGCCGGACTTCTCGCCGGGCAACGCGGACGCAGTCACCTACTACACCGGCAGCGCAACGCAGGACCCGGATCCCGTACTCGAGGCTCGGCTCGGTGTCGGCAACGTGCCCCGGTGGCGAGGCTGGTCGTACATCGTGATCAAGAACCTGGACGTGACGAAGTGGGGAGCTTCGCTGCCCAGCGTCCGGGCTCGAGTCATTCAGAACTCGACTGCTGATCTCGCTGATGTCGTGTCCGGCATCTGCCTTCGGAACACGAAGATCGAGGCGGGCGACATCGACGTGACCGCGCTCGAGGGGATCGCGTGCAACGGGATCAGTGGGCGCGGGCCGACGAGCGCGCGGACGATGCTGACCCAGCTCGCGATCACCCACAACCTGGAGGCGCAGGAGAAGGACGGCAAGATCGTGTTCTTCACCCTCGACAACGCGGATGAAGTCGAGGTGACGGACTCGGACTGGGGAGCTGTTCCGTTCGGCGGGCAGCCCAACTCGACCATGCCCCGGAAGACTCGCCCGCTCCAGAGCCTCCCTTCGGGCGTGAGTCTGACCTTCTACGATCCGTTCACTAACTACAACCCGGCGAACGCCGAGTTTCACTACACCTCGCAGCCGGTGACCAGGACGGCGCAGCTTCGCTTCGACATGGTGCTCACTCGCACCGAGGCCCAGGCTGCCGCGAAGCGCCTCGCTGTTCGGGCTCTCCTCAAGGCCGAGGAGTTCGAGGTGTCCTTGCCCCCGAACTACATCCGCGTCCTCGAGGGCGACCTCGTGACGGTCACGGAAGGAGACGACGAGTACGCCATCCGAGCGAACCAGGTCGAGCGCGGCGACAACGGGCAGGTCGTGGTGACGGGCCCGAGGGAGCTGGTGAGCACTCTCAGCCAAGACACCTACCCCTTCGAGTCGATCATCGCAGGGGGCAAGCAGCTCCTCGTGCCCAGGCTGCCCCTCCTGCTCCTGGCTGATCTCCCGCCTCAGTCGGACGACCAGGTGGACGTGGTGGGCGTCTACAGCTTCATGGGTCGAGCAGCGCCCGGCGACCCCTACAGCGGGGCCGTCGTCTTCCGATCGACGGATGGCGGTTCGGTCTTCTCGCCCTTCGCCATCCACCCGACCCCGGCAGTCTTCATGCTGATCGAGAACGAGTTGGGCGACGGAGACCCCCACTTCATCGACAACGCGAACACGATCACGGTCGAGCTGCTGACCAGCTCGATCACTCTGTCGAGCGCGGATCCGGTCGATGTGTACAACGGGACGAACAACATCCTGATCGGTCGGGAGCTTGTCGGCTTCACCACTGTCGATGCCCTTGGCGACAACCGCTACACGCTGTCGGGCCTGTTCCGAGGGTTGCGAGGCACGGACGATGCCACGGCGCTGCACTTCGAGAACGAGACGGGCGTGCTGTTCACCAGCTCGGGCGTGTTCACCAGCGTCGGAGTCGCAGCCCTTGGCGAGTCGCCTCTCTACAAGGGCGTGCCTTCGGGCGGAGTGATCGACGACTACGACGACATCAGCCAGGAAGTCGTCGGCAGGTCGGTGACCCCCTTCAACCCCTACAACGTGCAGGGTTCTCGAGACGGCTCGAACAACCTCACGGTCACTTGGTCCCGCAGGAGCCGGATCCCCCACCGTGGGATCGCAGCGACCACGGCGCTGCCCCTCGACGAGTCCCAAGAAGAGTACGGGGTTGATGTGCTCGACGGCTCGACAGTCGTCCGCACCATCTCGGTCAGCTCAGCCACGGCGAGCTACACCGCAGCGCAGCAGACCACGGATGGTCTCACGCCTGGGGACCCTGTTACCGTGCGCGTCTACCAGATCGGCGGTGTCGTCGGTCGAGGTCGAGTCACCGAAGCCACCATCTGACCATGGCCACCTCAGCGAAGCTCGGGTACACCGAAGCCACCTCCGCCACGGACAATGTCCCGTTCGTGAATGATGCCCAGCTTCGGCTGGAGCACGCCCTCGTGATCAATGCGCTGGACTTCGATCTGGACACGCCTCCCGGCGGGCCGTCGAAGGGCGACACCTACATCCTCGAGGGCGGCAGCGCGAGCGGCGATTGGGCTGGCGAGGACGGGAAGATCGCCGTGTTCGATGGAACGAGCTGGGTCTTCGTTGACCCGGACTCGAGCATGATCGCGTACATCGACGACACGAAGGAGCGGTGGGCGTATGACGGCAACGAGTCCGAGTGGTATCCGCTCCAACCGATCTGGAGCACCACTGAACACTGGACGGGCAAGTTCAAGGACGGGTCGAAGGTCTACTCGAAGGTGGTGGACTTCGGAGCCCTGCCGAACACGACCTTCAAGAACGTGGCGCACGGGATCACGGGCCTGGACCTCAGCTACGAGAAGTCGCCCACCTTCGAGGGCACGATCAGCGACGGGACGACCGTGCGGGAACTCAGCTCGGTGTCGGTGAGCGCCGCGATCCACCTGGTCACCATCAGCGCGTCGAACGTGACCATCGCGGCGAGCTATGATGCGACGAGCTACGAGGCGTACATCCGGCTCGAATACTGCAAGACCTGATTCGAGTTCATCTGATCGAGATTCGGGAGAAAGCAGTTGCGCCCCCGCCTCAACTGCGTAGGATCCCGTCAGGCTGGCAGTCTCGAAGCTGCTTGTCTGCGTGTTGCCGGGCGCCCCAGGGACCACCAGGGGCGCCCGGCTTTTTCGTCTTGCGGACCTTGCTCGACGAGCGTAGGTTCGATCTCGACCCGAAGCCCGATCCGGCACCTCGGTCACGACACGCAGACAAGCACCCGCCGCTCGGCGCCTCCGGGAGCGCGATGGGGAACGAACAGGGCTGAGGCCCGACCTGCCTGGAGGCATGGGCATCGCAAGAAGCGCATGATGAAGCGGGCGGACCTTGGTCCCTAGCCGTCCCCGCGAGCTGGCACGCTCGCGCGCTCCTACCAGCCTCGGTAGCGCATCCCGCCCTGGATGGAAATGGTGTGAGAGGCTGGCCGGTCAACCTCCCGTGCACTGCACGACGGGCGCACCTGGTCTCCGAGCTGGGGACCGGTGCGCCCAGCCCGAACCTGCACGACTAAGATGATTCTGAGACTGATGCCGAAGATGATTCTGAGACTGATGCCGAAGATGATGTCGGCGCGGGAATCATGCGAAGAGGCTGCCCCCTGATTCTATCATATCCACGGCCCTTCGGAAGGACGATGAGGAGGCGATTCCGACTAATGCGGTGAGCGCAACTGGAATCATACCCCGTACTTCCATGCTGTCGATCATGGGCATTATGCTCGCAGGAAGACGGGCGCTATCATACGGTGTGTCCATGAAGAAGACCACCAGCACCCAGCCCTGCCACGCGATCGTCGTCACCGAGCCCGTGTCCCTCGAGAAGGCCATGGCCTTCCACGGAGAGCTTCCGCGCTTGAGCACCCTCCAGGCCTCCTACGAGGAGCTGGAGCAGGGCCTCTGGCGAGTGCGAGTCGCCTGCGCTTACCCGTCCTCCCTGGATGTGGTGAACACCGTGGCCGTGGGCCACGGCATCGTCCTTCACTGATCCTCAGCACGCAGGCCCCAAGCACCCCCAAGCACCCCTTCGAGACCATGAAGTTCAACAAGTACACCGACAGCTTCGGCCCGTTCCACAAGCCCGGCGAGCACAGCGACGCCGCCGACCTCTGCGAGTCGTTCTATGTGATCGAGCGGGCTCTCGTTCTCATCTCCCTGGGCCACGGCGTCTTGTCCTGGCAGGCGTACTGCAAGCACCAGGCGCAGCGCGTCGCGCTCGAGCCGATGGACGAGGGCGACACCTGGCTCGAGGCCGAGGCGTGGTTCGTCGAGTTCGAGCGTTGGCTCGACGCTAGCGACGGCGTCGAGATCCTCGAGCCCCAAGACCTTTGGATGGCGATCTCCGCCGTGATGAACCTGATCCGCCGGTCGAGCGCGCGGACGCCCTCGGGGCCGATCTTCCGCCCCGGCGCCGCCTGTAGCGCCCTCGAGATCCTGGAGATCATCCAGGAGGCCCGCAAGAACGGTACGCTCCTCCAGTAGGACAGGCAGGTCAGTCCGACCGATTGAGGCCGGTCGGGCGAGCCTCGCCCCTGTAGGCACGGGCTGAGGATGCCCGTGGACAAGGACCAGGGGATGAAGGCGGGGAGGGTGTCGTTCCCATGGCACCCTCCCTCTTCATGCTCGAGATGCTCGAGCTTCATGCGGGAACCCACTGCCCGCGAGCAAGGTGCCCCCTGATTCTACCATAGCGTGCGGGCTCAAGGAGAGGCAGCGGAGCATCATTCCGGCGAAAAGCAGCCGCCACAACAGCTCTGTACGGCGGATCATACGAGCAGTCGATTATGCGCTTCATGCTCGCAGGAAAGGTGCGACTATCATACGGTTTGTACATGAAGCAGCCCCTCAGCCCCGAGTTCAAGTCCCTGACCACCGAGCACTTCACCAAGGCCGAAGAGGTCGTGAACAAGCTCCTCACCGAGCGCGACGCCAGCCGCATGGGCCTTGGCCGTCGCACCCTGAACGAGGTGGACGGCGACCTCGTGACCGTGCGCCGCATCCTCGCGCGCCGCTACCGTCACGCCATGACGAACATGCTCCTCTCCGAGGACTTCTGCCCGAGCGCCTTCCGCCTGCTCGAGCGCCGCGCGCGCCGCTCCGAGCACCTGGCCGACACCGTGGCCGAGCGCCTGAACGCGGCGGGCCACTGATCTCCACCGAGCACCCCACGGGCACCGTGCCCGTGGGGGCACTCCCGCCCTCTCAGCAGGGCAGTCTCCACACGCAGACACCGATGGCCAACAAGCCGAACCCGCGCGAGGCCAAGAAGCTCGCGCTGGCCGAGAACACCATGATCCTCGGCAAGATCCTCGAGTCCCACTTGGACCTCACCTCGAAGTTCGGGGGTCCCGTGACCGCAGTCACCTCCCGGCGCGGCAACGCGATCCTCGCGACCGTGGCGTATGACGCCGGTCGCACCCTGGGCTTCTGCCGGGTCCAGGTGAAGATCACACTCAGCGGGCTCACGCCGCTGGTGGTGCAGATGCCCGCCGAGCACCTCCTCGAGGAGGCGGGCGTGGTGCTCGACACGAGCAAGCCCAAGCCCCTCGCGTTGTTCGAGGCCGTGCTCCTCCTTGCCAACAGCCAGAAGGCGCTCGACGATTTGATCGACGAAGGCTGAGCCGAGCGGGAGCCCTTCGTGGCTCCCGCCGTGGTGCAGACGGCGCCCGAATGGCGCTGCCCCTCCATTGTATCATAGCGAGCAGCCGTAAGCAGAAGCAGCGGAGGATCATTCCGGCGAAAAGGAGTGAGCGCAACTGCCCGGTACTCTGAATCATACGAGCAGCCACTTTTGGTTTTCATGCTCGCAGGGAAGGTGTCGTTATCATACGGTTTGTTCATGAAGAAGACCACCGCCACCCGCCGCACCTTCCGCATCGTCGCCACCCTGGAGAACGGCCGCGAGGTCGTGATCGCCTCCGCGCCCCAGGACAAGCTCGGCCGCCTCGTGAAAGCCTGGGTCGCCTTCTCCGAGACCTTCCACGGCGAGACCGTCGATTTCTATGCCCTCCAGGACAACGGCCTGGGCCGCGGGCTCTACACCGACACGCTGATCGAGGACCTCGCAGGTATGAAGCTCCGCGGCGAGGTCGATGGCCTGACCGCGAAGGAGCTTGCCACCCTGACCGCCTGACCCAAGCACGCAGACCCCAAGCACCTTCGAGACTCATGAAGAAGCCCAAGTTCAAGATCATCCAAGGACCCGCAGCGCACGAGCGCACGCTCGAGTTCCCGATGCCGCGAGGCGCTCGAGATGGCCGGATCAAGTCCGGGCTCCAGTACCACTACTTCGGCGGCACCGAGGAGGAATGGCGCCACAAGACCCGAGGCGCCGGAGGCTGGCGCGACCGTGACTGGCAGCGGAAGAAGGCGTATGAAGCCGAGGGCCTGGCCGCTGCCGCCCTGCGGGTGAAGACCGACGAGGGCTGGCGCGTGGATGTGGCCCCGTACTCCTGGGAGCACACCTGCCAGGTCGTTGCTCGAGTCCTGACCAGCACTCGAGTCCAGAATCGCTTCGGCTACATCCCGAAGGTGACCATCCACACGGGAGCCGGGCGCCGCGTCGCTCGAGGAGGCCGAGTGGGCTCGACTCCCTGGCTGTGCCTTCCGGTCTGGTCCAGGACCGACCTGGTGATCCTGCACGAGATCGCTCATGTGCTGACGCCCCTGTGGGAGCCGCACGGGCGCTTGTGGGCGAGGACCTACCTCGAGCTGGTGAAGTGGGAGCTGGGCGCCGACAAGCACAAGATCTTGAAGGAGGCGTTCCGAACGAAGCGCGTGAAGTTCAACCGGAGGCGAGTGGCGAAGTCCGACGGGTTCTTTCTCGCTGAATGATCCCAACTGCCCGGTACTCTGAATCATACGAGCAGCCACTTTTGGTTTTCATGCTCGCAGGCAGGTGGTCACTATCATACGGTTTGTTCATGAAGAAGACCACCTGCCAGCTCACCTCCTCCACCCGCATCACCGTGACCGAGACCAGCGAGACCGTGATCCGCCACGCGACCATCGCGGCCGCGCGCATGAGCGCGAGCCTCGGGATCGAAGTGCCGGTCACCAAGGCGATCGTGAATGTGATCGCCTTCGCGGACAAGTGCCAGCGCGAAGGCTGCGCCATCGAAGGCATCGACCGAGACGAGCTTCTCCAGCTCGCGGACGAGATCGCGAACGCCTGATCGACTCACCACCCAGCAGACCCCCTGCCAGCAAGCCTCAAGGACTCCCATGCAGCTCTCCCTCCTCTCCCCCATCATCCTCTCGAGCCTCACCTCCAGCGAGCGTGCCCGTTGGGAGCACGCGCTGGACTACTGCGTCGGTCGGGGTTGGTTCCCCGTCCAGCTCATCGGGCTCGAGCTGTGCAAGAAGCTCGTGCGCGCGGGCTTCGTCGTGACGGGCCTGGCGGGCGACCACGGGAGCTACGGGTGGAACGGCGGGTTCCGCGTCTACCCGACCACTTTGGGCCTCCAGGAAGCCTGATCCCAACTGCCCGGTACTCGGAATCATACGAGCAGCCACTTTCCAACTTCATGCTCGCAGGAAAGCTGCGACTATCATACGGTTTGTTCATGAAGAAGACCACCTGCACCTCGACCTCGCCCGACCTGCCGACGATCTGCAAGCTCGTCCGCGACTTCAACTGCCGCCCCGATGGGCTGAGCAGCCTCAAGCGACCCTGCCCTCCCATGAACTGGAGCGCCCGCCCGGTCGGGACCGACGGGAAGACCATGCTCCTCGAGGTGTACGGCGTCAGCTTCCTCGTCTGGGACAACGGCGGCGAGCTGGGCTGCGAGAAGGTGAACAGCGGCGAGCCCCGCTTCGCCCCGCTGACCTACGGGCGGTTCAAGCTGAACGAGGTCACGATGGCCTACCGGCTCGCGGCGCTCATCCGCGACGAGGTGTACAGCTACTCGACCCGGTTCCCCGACGAGTTGCAGAAGAGCATCCTGGACATGATGGCCGAGCAGCTCGACGCCTGATCGCCAGTCCCCAAGCACGCAGAACCTCAAGCAGAACCCCTAGCCACACGCACCCCTAGCCACACGCAGACATGGGCATCGAGAAGTACGAGATGATGGACACCGACGCCGCTGACGCCGAGCGTGAGTTCGAGCGGCATTCTGACGCTAGCCGCCTGATCGAGGTCATGGAGACCGAGGGCGAGCAGGACCCTGAGCACCAGGCCGAGGTGCTGGTGGACGCGATCGGTGAAGCCCTTGGTGTCGATACCGGCACGATGAGCGAAGCCGGGTTCGACCTCGCGAAGCAGGCTGCCCTGCGCGCCCTGCGTAGTCTCGGGGCATGAAGACCACCCGAACCAGCCGAGCGGCCCTCGCCTTGGCCGCCCTGTTCTTCCTCGTGTCGGCGGCGTACTACGCCCGCCAACGCATCCGAGCGAGCGCCCCCACCCACTCACCCCAAGATCAGCGAGCGAGCAGCTCACAAGAACGCACGTGGAGCCCGGGCGAAGCCTGGGGCCCCGGCTCGGTCCATCCGAATCCGAAGGGGGTGATTCGGTGACCAAGGCGCAGGAGATCATCGACGACATGCGCGAGCAGTTGCGCGATGCCCACAAGGCGTTCGCGATCGTTCGCCAGCAGCTTGAGCGCGCCAAGAACGAGCGCGACCAAGCTCGAGCCGAAGCCGACGAGCTGCGGAAGAAAGTGACCGCGATGGCGGCGGCCATCGAAGTCCTGGACAAGCTCTAGCGCAGAATCATTTTCTCTGAGACAGCCTCGACTTCAAGTGCGTAGGTAGATCAGAGTACGGACATCGCCAACAGCCACAGGGCCGAAGCCCACAGCACCAAGCACCACCCCATGAAAGACAGCACGCAGAAGTACCAGCTCATCACCGACAACGAGAAGGCCGAGGCCGTGCGGGACTACGCCCGCCAGACGATTGGCAGCGAGAACATGCACCGAGACCCGCTCCATCCGCGCGGGTTCCAGTACACCGACGGCATCGAGTTCGTGGCCGAGACCTGCGGCGCCTACTGGCTGATTGACCTGGTCGCCAGCCACCAGCCGAAGATCTGCCGCAAGCACCCGTGCGAGGCGTCGTTCCAGGTGTGGGTCGTTCGCCCGCTCAAGACCAAGGAGGGTTTCAGCGCCGAGTGCTGGAGCGACACGCCGGACCACCCCGAGTCGAAGCGACTGGCCTACCAGTCCTTCGGGTACTCGGACTTCCCGAGGGAGCTGATGCCCTTCGAGTTCTGGGTCGAGTGGGTCGAGTACGGGACGATGATGCTCAAGGAGGAGCGGTAGTCATGGCCTGGCTCTGCCAATGCGGGAACGGGTCGCTCGTGGGCGCCCCTCCCGACGAGTGCCCGCTGTGCGGGTTCCCGCTCGCTGAATACTTCGGCGGGATCGACGACGAGGACGACGAGGACGCCCAAGCCGCCGCCCACGCCGTGAACACGCTCCCCCTCGCCCTCGACGAGATCGAGCGGCTGCGAGCGGAGGTGGAGCGGTTGCGGGAGTCGATCAAAGGTTTAGCGCGAGTGTGCGACGGCGAGCCCGTGAAGGCCCGCCGCTCACTCGACTTCTG